AAGTGGGATGCGCATACTTTATCACGCATACGATCTTACACTCAGATGTGAGGTGTATTCTCTAGGACAGAGTCTGAAGAGACTCTTGGGCAGCAGAATAAGCTATTAACTAGATCATTTCTGTTAGGCCATTCTCCTCTCTTCCACTCTGTCCTAGAGAGTACATCCGGCAGAGCCGGTAACTCTATACTCTCCTTTACCGGAGAAGTTGTACAACTATCTCAACAGCGCTAAGGCGCAAGGAGCACTACAAATGACAGAAGCAAACGTAATGGAGCAGGCGGGTGTGCTTTCTCAGGAAAAGCTCACCTATCGCAAGTTTGTCAAGCTCGGAACCGATGCCGACGGCAAGACTACCATCGAGAAGAAGGCTGTAAAATCTGAGTCCGACAAGAAAGAGCCGGAAAAGTTGGAGGATGGCACGCCTAATCCTCATGCTGGCGTGGCTGTTTCATGGACTGGACCTGCTAAGGAAGGTCTTTCGCTCTTTAACGAGAACGAATTTATCCGTTATCAGGTTAAGTCTTGGGTTGGTGCGGAGACGTTGGTTTCTGATGAAGCTCAGCGTGTTTACATCTTCCAGTACGGTCTCAACGCAATTCAAACAGCCCGCGCTATTGGCTATATGGATGAAGTCAAGGAAGAAGCCGGCGAGCCGACTCCTGTGCATGACGGCGAGACTATTGATCTCATTACTGCTATCAATGAGCCTCCCACTCGGAAGTCCACCTCTGACATTGACAAGCTCATCAAGCAGCTCAATGCTATGGGTGTTCCGGCGGACAAGCAGGCGGATTTCTTGGCGCTGTTGCTGGCTACGCAGGCTGAAGCTCCGGTTGAAGCTGCGGAGTAAGAATAGAGTTGTAATACTTTGCTGAAATACAGCGTACGGAGTAATGTTTTTAACGGGGCATTACTCCGTAGTTTTTTTATTCACTACGGTCCCATAGACAAGCCTTTTCGGTGGCGGGACTATAAGTAAACGTAGCGGTACTACGTTGAAACTAATTGTCTACTTGGCCATTACTATGGTCACAAGCAGAGTGGGAGGTTGAGCTAATAGCACCGTAGATGAAACAAGCTACGTTTCGCCCAAAGCTATCCTCTCACTCTACTGTAACAATCAAACACAGGGGATAACCACCTTCAATGGTTATCTTAAACATCCATTAAGGTGCCCTGTAAAACTCAACCACCACTCACATTCTTAGCAGCGTCGCTGCGGGAAGGACGGCGTAGCCGTGTATGTGTACTACGAACACCACAAAGACGCCAACGGTAAAATTGTGCTCACAGAGCTAGCTCTCTCCTCTTATGGGAATGGTCGTCTCGGTATAAACTTCAACTCTTCCATAGACAAGATGATTTTCGAGATTTGTAAACTCGCTCTCAAGCACGCACCTGTAGCACAGAGAAGTTTTGAGTCAGTTACAAATGTCTGGAGTTACTTTGACGAATGGGGTAAGTTCACGCTTGATCGTTTAGTTTCTATCACAGATGCTATTGCACAAAAGGTCACACTTATCGAGGTCCAAGACCTAGCAGCACAAGCTGTGAACAAGCGTATTGACCTCTCTGCTAAGCGTGTGCGACCGGAAGATTTCTTTTACAACTACGGCAAGCCCGTAGCACAAGCTACGATGACAAAAGAAACTGTTGCGGAGAAGCTAAAGCAGCTTCTCGGTGATACGATAGACAAATCAGCTTATCGTCGTGCGGCACTCAGGTATCATCCTGATCGTAACAATGGTGACGGTTCTAAGATGTCGGAGTTAAACTCTCTCTGGAGTGTGTACAATGCCTAAGAATCCTTTCAAAACAAAGCAGGCTCTTGAGATTCAGAGACTTCTGCAAGAGCTTGTAACTGCCAAAGCAGCTAGGAAACTTATTATGGCTGACATCCTAGCTGAAGCTGGCTTGATAGTAAACACACCAGCTAGTAAACATGACTGGTGTTACAAAAGGGAGAACCAACATGGGCTTTCAAATCCAGAATCCTAAAAACGCCGTAGACGCCAAGCGAGCAGCTATAGAAGCTCGTAAGGCTCTCACGACTCCAGCAGGGACGAATCCTAGTGCAATTGTGCGCTACATTCCACCCGGCGAGTGCCCAGATCGGAATCGTATTGTGTTTGACGATTCCGGTTCTATGGGCGGATACATCGAGGATGCAAAATGTGGGATGATCGAATACCTACGGAATTGTATTCCCAATCAAACTTCTGTAGCGATTCATTTTATGAACTCTATAACGTGTGATACACAACTTGAGAGTAATCTCTTGAAGCTCGCTGGAGATATTCGTGAGATGAATCTACGGATTGGTGGGACGCCATTCTTTAACACTCTCAGGAAAGCTCTCGAAGCTACGCCCACGCTCACACGCTTGATCGCTTTTACCGATGGCTCGCCGACGGATCAACTAAGCGCGGAAGAATCTACTGAAATGTTTTCTAGCTGGGACACAAGTTCTGTTTGGACTTCCAGCGCTGACGTTATCATTAAGATTGCTCATGCTATTGGCGCCGGTATCCCAATCGACACTGTATACTTTGGCAAAGGCAACGAGGATAGGCAAGAGATCGTACTGCTAAAGTACCTCTCCTCAAAAACAGGCGGATACTTTCTACACTTCGACCCTGCGAAGGTAAACTTCGCGCAAGCGTTCAAGTACCTTGCACCGGTCAATCGTTTAATGCTGGCATCTGCTAGCTTTAGAGCGCAAGTAGAAAGTGGGGCACAGAAATGAAGCGTGGCCGTAAATCCTACGAAGAACTTCTTGAAAACACCGAAGTTACTCTTGTACCGATTCGAAAGATAGCAGAGCGTTCAGGTCTATGTGAGCGTTCTGTTACCAAGCATCTTCATAATGGTCTGAGCAAACTTGCAGGAATGTCTTTTAACAGCCGTTCTAAAATTTGCAAGCTAATGGAAGAAATTGTGCTTGCTCAGGTATATGGAGTAGCTGACGAAGATTATCATCCACCTCTGCAAGCCAAATCTTTAGAGTGTCAAACAAACATTTGCACGCTATTCTCCAATGGAGGGTCTGATGCTTCCCTCTGAGGCGGCACAAAAACAATCTGCTCTCCTAGCACAATACAGCCCGCTCATCCAGCATCAAGTTACGACGCTGACGCGAAAGCTCTTTGTCTTAGGTTTTAGTGCACTCTTTTCCCGCATGGTAGAAGGTCCAGTGGTTCGAATCTTCTACTTCAAACCTCTCGGAGAACCTAAGTTCTCTAGCATTCTCAACAAAGAAGAAGAATTTGCTGGCTCTCTCGCTGTAGAATCCGTTCGTGTAGAACGTGCTCTCGGCGAAGTTGCTATCTCTGTTCCACGTGCAGACCGTCAAACCATACAGTTTGACGCTTGTCTACATAAAATGATGACCTCGGAACTTACTCGTGGAATGGCGCTGCCTCTATTGCTAGGCCAGTCCACTGTCGGAGAACATCTCTATGCTGACCTTGCTCAACAGCCGCATTTACTGGTGTCGGGAGCTACTAACTCAGGGAAAAGTGTATTTACCGCACAGCTTATTTGCTCGCTTTCTCTGTTTCGTGCTCCAGAAGAGCTTGAGTTTATCCTTGTGGATACTAAGAATCTTGATCTGGTATTGTTCAAGGGACTTGAGCATGTTAAATATGTACTCAACAACATTTCTGACCTCCGAGCCGCGCTTACGGTTTTACTTGACAATGTTAGGCTACGAAATGCTCAAATGAGTGGGCTGGCGCGGAACATTGGAGAGTGGAATAGGCTTGAGGATGATAAGAAATTTACGTACAAAATCCTTATCATCGACGAGCTTGCAGATGTGCTAGATCAGGATAACGCATTCTTAGCACAGATCGAGCGTAAAATGCGTCCACCGTCGATACACTCACTCTTGAAAACCATTGCACAAATCTCCAGGGCTGCTGGAGTGCATTTAATCCTTGCTACTCAACGGCCTTCAGTCAAGGTTATCTCCGGGGATATTAAAGCAAACTTTCCTGCTAGAGTATCTTTCAAACTTCCAAGTTCGATAGATTCTCGCGTTATTCTTGATGAAACCGGCGCCGAGAATCTGCTGGGCATGGGTGATTATCTGTACAAGATAGCAGGCTCCGATACCGTCAAGCGAGCGCACAGCGCATTTGTATCAATTAACGATATTGCTAACATTCTCGCACAGAACGAGAACATAAGGAGACAGTATGTCACAATCCAAAGCTGAAGCAGAACGTCTAATGGAACAGCAGCATGGCTTCAACACATCACAGGGTAATTTTCATGAAAATATTTTCTCTTCCAGATTAGCTGATGAGACTGATGATAATGAGCTTCTTGAAGAATGTCTTTGTTGTGGTCAACTAACACTTACTGAAGATAACAAATGTTATTCTTGTGGTTGGAGGGCCGAATGAAATATTACTACGACGGCTATGTCTCACAGTGCCTCAGACGGTTGTATCATCAGTCCACACTGGGTAAGAAGTCTGTGGACTGATGGTGATACGTTGGAGGTACTATAAGTGTGCTCATGCTAGCTCACTCGGTAGGCCCGCCTCGGCTCATGAGGCGGGCCTTCGCCTTTGGTTCTCATAAGTCGTTGAAAAGAAGGGCTTTATGCCCGCATACAAGCCTTGACAAAGGTTCGTCAAAGGCGTAAACTTAAAAAATGTTCGGGTTACAAAAACTAATAGAAAATCCTAATCCAAGTGACTGTATCCTAGTTGGAGAGATTTTAATGACCAATCAAAGCGTGGCAACAGTGGGAACAACTGTGAGACTTTATAGAACGCAGATGGACTCACTGAGAACAGTTTATCCAGAGTTATCTACAAGTGCTCTGGTGCGTGCTTTACTTACGCTGTACCTAGGCGGTAAGATTCCTGATGTCTACCCTTTAGCTCTAAAGGAAATGGCTAGGGCCGAGCAGGCTCTAAAGAGCAATAAGACCAAACAAGTTTCTGTAGTATAAGCACAAAAGGAGAATAGCATGACAGAGCACGATGATTTCGTGATTGGTGATCTAGCCGATACAGAAGGTGGAGAAGATGTTAGAGATGCTGATGTAGAGTCTCTGGCGGAAGAAATCTTTGCGCCGACAGATGAGCCGGAAGAGATCACAGCAGAAGAAGCATCACACACGGATATTCCGGCGGAGCCAACAGAAGTTGAGGACTCTCATCTAACAGTGACAGTGTGTGATGTGTGCCTTGAGCTTAATCTCACACATTCAACGTCAGTAATAAGATGCGCTCGTTGTGGTCAAGCGTTTTGTTTTCATTTTGCTTCTGCGGTTGATGTGCAGTATTGTGTGAATTGTCTAAGTGATATTTCAGTGTCTAAGAGTGCAATCACTAAGACTTATGAACACAAAAATGCTCAAGGTGACACAGTGTTTTATCGGCGCAGAGCCAGAGAGATACAGATTAAGGGTCTGGACTGGCTCTTTGCGCAGCGTAAGATTGTAGAATTATCTGATCTTGAGCTTGATCTTAGTATTGAATATCATCGAAATATCTTGTCGCTGATGTGTGTTGAACAAGAGCAACGTCGCACAGCTAAGATGCACAGGTATGCTAATGTAAAGATTCACATAACACCATCAGTAATAGATGTGAGCCATACTACTACAACAACGGTGAAGAAAACTCGTACAGTGTCAAAGACTAAAGCGCAAGAACAACTGGCGGCACTGCTCAAGAATATGGCCGCTAAAGGAATGACGATGGATAAGATAGCTGCGATGTTGAAGAAAGCGTAGGAGATACGGTGATAATTCCAACTTGTACTTGTCATGAGGGTGCGCACAAAGGAAATTTGATAGAAGATTTAGATTGCCCTTTTCATCATCCTAAACATGGCACTTCAAACGATTCAGTGAACCATCCCTCACACTATACCTTTGGACGTTTTGAAGTTATAGATGTGCTACAGGATTGGTTTCCAACGAATCCACTGCTCTGGCAGGTTGTGAAGTATATCGCCAGAGCGCAGCATAAAGACAATATGCTACAAGATTTGCAGAAAGCTCAGTTTTACCTCAACAAGCAGATTGCAGAATTGGAGAAGCAATGACAGCAACTTCTGTTCAGCTAATAGATTTTCTTGATTCTACTCCTTTGCCTTGGATACGCTACGATAAAAGCA